TGTGAACTCAATCATTGGAGACCGCCTTATAAAGGTCAATGGCAAGTGCAAGTCTTCTTCCATTTTGTAGACGCTAATGGTCCTTATAAAGATAACGCTATGGACGGTCGCAAATCTCTTGGTACTGAAAAAGGTCAGGCAAAACCCGTTGGAAATCAAGGCAATACAATAACCCATGAACAGGCTATGGATATTTACAAGCCACCGCTTGGTCAGACAATTTTTAACGGTGTCATGACCCGCACATGTGACGGTATTTGGCCAGGTGCTGTAACATTTGGTAATGGTATTCATAATCAGCTAACGTTCACAAAAGAAGAATGTGGTAAGATTGTAGCTTTTGCTGATAAACTCTACGGTAATAAATCAACAATCGGTGCTGGTAAACATGAAGGCACATACAATCCAGATATTCGTTCTGTTGACACATACAATATTGAACTCAATGATGAAACAAGATGGATGTTTGAAAGAATAGCTGCTGCTGTTTCAACTGTAAATGCCGAACATTATCGTTTTGATCTTATGGGTATTACTCATGCGGTTCAGCTATTACATTATAAAGCATCAGAAAACGGAAAATACGACTGGCATATAGATGCTGGTGAAGGTAGTTCATCAACAAGAAAACTCTCTCTTTCTGTACCTTTAACGCTGAAGTCAAGTTATAAAGGTGGAGATCTTGAACTGATGAACAACGGTACTCATATGCAAGCGTATACAGAAATGGGTAGTATTACATTCTTCCCAAGTTATATGCCTCATCGAGTTACACCTGTTACGGAAGGTGAAAGATGGGTAATTGTTGTATGGGTACATGGTTCTAGCAGATTCCGTTAAAATCATATAAATAAGAGTATATTGTAAACACAGGAGACATTATGTCAGATAATGAACAAAAATTTGATTTTGATAAAGGCACGGAAATAACTGTCTTTGATCAAGTGAAGCGTGAACTTGATATTCAACGCGATCCCATGGAATTTAAAGTTCCATTAAGTGATATTTTCGGTAAGACATCTCTTGCGCCAAAAGCAAGTTTTGGTCAAGTTACATTTAAAGAAAATATCGACAAAGTAGATCAGGCTCTGGCAAATGTCGGAGATCTGCAAAATATTTGGAATCATAGTCATACTCAATGGATGTGGAAACATATCAATCTTAGTTGGCTATCTCCACATAAGAATATGAGACAGATTTCAGCTGAAGTCAGTCGTAAAAAAGCTGCACTCAATGAAGCTAAATGGAAACATATTCAAAATGAGTTAAAGATTAAAAAGATTGAAGAAGAGCTCTCAAAACCAGAACAGCTTACAAAGTGGAGAGAAATTGAACTAAATATAAAACTTGCACAGATGAGAGAAGGTTTAGCCGAAGGCGCTACACATATCGAAGGCGCAATGAAAGATATTCTTGCTTTGAATGAACTCTACGAACAGTTAAAGGCTCGTCTTTCAGACTTTAGTGAAGAGGATATTGAGGCGGAAGAAACAAAGACACACTTAAAAAGAAGTATTGTTCAGTGTGTACGTGATGTTCGTCAAAGTGGTTCTATTACAAAAGGCGAACAAGAATATATGGAACAGATTGGTGTAAATCCTTCTAAGCTTCAACGTCTTCTTCGTGAATATGTCAAAGCAGAAGAATCATCAGAGAATTGGGATGTTTCTGATCTTTACAGTTTTGTCGACGATCTCGTAGTTGAACTTACTGAAAAGCATAAAGTTGATGTGAAAAGAATGGAACTTCAAGGTTTCGATCCAGATTATATTGGTAACATTACTTATGATCAAAAAGTTGCATTAACACAGAAAGAGGAATAAAATGCCGATTGTAGAATACAAACACCATATCAATCATCTGGGTAAAATTGAGGTTCCTGGATGGGTTATGGACCGCGGTTATCATTATCGCGATTCAGATAAGACATATCTTGGTTGGGTAGAAGATAGCGCTGACCGCGAATATCTGATTCCAAATGACGTTGTTCATTTAACTAAAGCAGAAACTGTAGCTCGTGCTTTGGCCATACATGCAGCCAATCCTTTTAGATGGGATTCTGACGGGGCAGGTAATATTCTTGAGATAGGTGAGGAAACTGCTGGCGCTATCATGTCAACCAAAGCTGTCACAGATCAATTTGAAAATTGGTACGACGAGATTAAAACAAACAACGGTGAATAATTTATGCAAGAGATTATGGTAGCTGAAAAGCTAGATGACATGGAAAAAGATGAGTTGATCGAAGTCTTTATGCGATTAAAAATGGAAGAACCTGATGCCTTAGAGGCTATAATGGAAATTCTAGACGATATTATCTAATTCCGAAAACATATAAATAGTCAAAAGATTTTTAAAGTCGGAGACTATTTATGGCGGTACCTGCTAGCAGACAAGATCTGATTGATTACGCAAAGCGTAGACTCGGTGACCCGGTTCTTGAAATTAACGTCGACGACGATCAGTATGAAGATCGTGTTGACGAAGCGCTTCAGTATTGGCAACAGTACCACTCTGACGCGACATTTAGAACTTATTTAAAACATCAAATTACGCAAACAGATAAAGATAACGAGTACATTGCAATTCCAAACAATGTGCTAACAGTCACAAAACTATTTCCAACTTCATCATCTTTTGGAACTTCATTTAATTTCTTTGACATCAAATATCAAATGATGTTAAACGACATAGCTGACTTGCAAAATTTTGCAGGTGATCTCGCTTATTACGAACAGATGCAACAATATCTTTCACTTCTTGATATGAAGTTGAATGGTCAAATGCAAGTGTCCGCCTCTCGACATCAAAATCGACTTCATATCTTTGGCGACTTTGCTGACGGTGATATACAAGTCGGTGAGTTTGTAGTGTTTGAAGCTTATGTACTTGTAGATACAGCAGCACATACAAGTGTTTGGAATGACCAGTGGCTCAAAGAGTATACAACTGCTCTCTTCAAAGAACAATGGGGTATGAACCTTATGAAGTTTGAAGGTGTACAATTACCTGGTGGCGTTACATTTAATGGTAGACAACTGTTTGATGACGCAAGAGCGGACATAGAAAGGCTTAAGGAAGAAATACGAATGAATTGGGAAATGCCAACTGATTTCTTTATAGGATAACTTAATGGCTCGCAATCGTTATTTCTCAGAAAAAGTCAGATCAGAAATAGAACTCTACGAAGATCTCGTTATCGAGTCTCTAAAGATATACGGTCAAGACGTATATTATCTTCCGAGAGATCTTGTCAGCGAAGACACTTTACTTGGTGACGATCCCACATCAAAGTTTCCACAGTCGCATAAAATTGAAATGTACATCGAAAATATCGATGGCTTTGATGGTGAAGGAGATTTGTTTACAAGATTTGGCGTTGAGATTCGAGATGAAGTAACTCTTGTAGTTGCAAAGCGAAGATTTGAAGCTCAGGTTCGTAGACCTGATAACGACATCGCGGTAGATCGACCAGCTGAAGGCGATCTTGTCTTTATTCCTCTTACAAAAAAGATGTTTCAAATAGGTCATGTAGAACATGAGCAGCCGTTCTATCAAATTGAAAATCTGCCTGTATTTAAACTACGCTGTACTCTCTTCGAATATACTGGTGAGGACTTTGATACAAGCATTGATGATATTCAGGCAATTGAAGAAACAATGACCTATCAGTATTTGGTCAAGGTTAGAGCGCCAAAAGACGCTACAGCGACGGTCACTATGGACAGCTCTGGTGTAGCAGCGATATCCATTGTCAATGGAGGTCGTTATTATACTACAATACCTACTATTTCATTCATTGGTGCAAATGTAATTGATTCGGCTTCAGCAACAGCCACAATTGACAGCTTTGGCGCAGTTGCGACTATTACACTAGACAGTGGTGGTATATACACAGTTCTAGATGATTCTGCTCCAACAGTACAGTTTACTGGCGGTCAAATTGTAGAAAGCAATTATTCAATAGGCGATACAGTAGAGCAAACACTTTCAAGCGGCGTTAAGATGTCAGGTGAAATTCAAAGAGTAATTCTTGATTCTGCTGGCGATTCTTCTAGAATAATACATCTTGCGCATGTTGGTGCCGATGATGGATTATATCATTCATTCTCAGCCAATACATCCATCAAAGCTCCATTTACAACTGGTACGCTGATAAATAAAACTAACAATACAACAAACGGATTAATCATTGAATCAGTAACTGAAGATAATAAAATTTCTGAAACAGAGCAAAATCAGACATTTAGTTCTATTTCTGATGATTTCCTTGACTTTACAGAAAACAATCCATTCGGTGATCCGGAGAATCAGTAGTGTTTGGTATTTATTTTTATCACGAGAAGATTAGAAAATCAGTCTCACTGTTTGGTAGATTGTTTAATAACATCTATGTGATTCGTAAGAATGCCTCAGGCGGTGTGTTAAACCAGCTTAAGGTTCCGCTCGCGTACGCGCCGCGGCAGAAGTTTTTAGACAGAGTTAGAGAAAATCCTGAATTACTTGGTGATACAAAGGTAGCGATTAAGCTTCCTCGTATGTCATTTGAAATTACAAGCTTTACATATGATAATACTCGGCAATTAACAAAGCTTAGTAACTTTAAGGCGGCAGGATCCTCAACTTTGCAAAGGCAGAAGTTTTATTCACCTGTTCCGTATAATATTAATTTTCAGTTAAACATATACGCCA